CGTGTTGAGGCCAACGCCCATAATGCGGGCGGTTGCCCGGCATCCAACGCCATTCATGGCCATATCAATGATTTTCTGGTGCGTACCGGGTTGAGAAGCGGTGTAAGTGAACTGCAGTTGCCATGTTTTACGGCAGTGAGAGCAGAGATAGCGCTGATGTCCGGCGGTGCTTTTGCCGTTACGCACCACCCCGTCAGTAGCTGAACAGGAGGGACAACTGATGGAGATGGAAGCCACGGGAGCACCTCAAAAACACCATCATACACTAAATCAGTAAGTTGGCACCATTACCTAATTTTGCCTCATCTCTCACCACAAAAAAAGAACTCACCTTTTAAATGGAGAATACCCAACATCATGGGTGATTTTCATAAAGGGATCGCCTGTTTTCGGCAAATCGATGACGCGCATTCCTGGCGGCGCGTTGTCAAACGTCACCTTAAGTTCGCTGCGGGTTGACGGTGAAGATGAAAGGTTTAACAGCTGATTCCTTTCCAGTGATACATTCGGGGTGTAGCGTTTTTCTGGAGATAAATACCCATCACCACGTGGCATCTGCCATCCGGTCATGTCATAGACAAAATCATGGAACTGTTTGCCCCACTCGTCGAACTTATCATTCAGACCAAATCCACTGTTCAGTGCATCAGCCACAAAATTTTTAACAAGCCAGGGATGTTCTTTTTCAAACTCCTGCGCCATCATGCCCAGCTCAAGCAATCCACCAATCAGACTGATCTTTCCGAGGCCCTTTAATTTCAGGGATGTTTTACCTGCCGCCGCTGTCCATTGATTCTGAGCGGCTATTGCTGCACGAATGCTTGCCACCGCCTTCACACCAATATACAGGGCAGAAACAGTTGCAATTGTTTTTACAGCCTGTTCCCATCCCCCCATCGCCCTGACAACCTGATCAACTTCCCGCCAGACCTTTTTCACAATCGGTCCGACAGTTTCCCAGTTATCAATTATGAGATATGCGCCACCGACGAGAAGCGCAATTAATCCCTTTGCCGGCGTCATATTCATCACGCTACCCATGATTTTTGTTATGCGTGTCAATGTGCCAATCGCCACGCCCATCGTCAGTAATGCCGCGCCAGTTTTCGCGATGGTTTTTACGACATCAGGATTTTCTCTGACAAACGTGCGCACTTCTTCCAGAAAAGGCTTCATCTCTTTTATGCCTTCATTGATTGAAGGCAGGAAGGTTTCCCCCAGCGTGGAAGAAATCGCATTGATCTGGTTCTGCAGCAGCAACAACTGATTTTCCGTCGTCGCGGCACGGGCGGCATATTCTTTCTGCATTGAGCCGCCATACTGCTGCGCATCCGCCACACGATTAAAATTGGTTCGCAACAAATCCAGATTCGTGAGCAGCGGCGCAATGGCTCCCAGAGACTCCTTCCCGAACAGCGCATTAAGCACAGCAGCCTGTTTTTCTTTCGGCACTTTCGCCAGAGAATCCAGTACGTGCAGCATGGCCCCACGGGCGTCTTTCTGCATATCCGCCGCCAGTTTTTTCGGGTCAATGCGCAACATGCGAAGCGCTTTTTTCTGCGATTTGGTGGCAGAATTCCCCGCTGTCAGCGACAGCATAAAATTCTTTATCCCCGTCGCAGCAATTTCTGATTCCACCCCCATTCCGGCAATGGTTGCCCCCATTGCGGCAATCTCTCCGGAGGCCACACCCGCAACACTGCCTAAAGGGCCAATACGGGTCACAACATCAGAAATCTTTTTCGCACTCGCAGGACCGGTATTACCAAGATAGTTAATCTTGTCCGCAAGCCCTGCCACCTCTCCCTGTGTCAGTTTAAAGGCAGTGCGCCACTGTGCCATCATCTGACCGGATTCTTCCGCCGTGGTGTCAAAGGCCACCCCCATCTTCACGGCGTCGTCAGTAAACTGCATCAGCTCGTCACGGGCGATGCCAGCCTGACCACCCGCCGCCACGATTTCGGCGATACCTTCCGCCGACATGGGCAGTTCTGTTGACAGGTCGCGCACCTGTTCCGTCATTGCCTTAAACGCTTCCGGCGTATCCAGACCATCCACCACTTTCCGGACATCCGCCATTTTTGATTCAAGGGCAATGGCAGATTTGACCGGGAGCGCCAGCGCCCCCAGTACTGCGGTTCCGGCACCCGCTGCGCCCAGTGACAGGCTGGCAAACTCCTTTTTAAAACCTTTCAGCTGGCGCTGCATTCCCTTCAGCGGTGCCGATACCTTATCCACGGCAGTGATGATCGCCTTCAGCTGAAAACTGTCAGCCATGCTTCATCTCCTCGTTAATGCGGACGGCCTCGGCTTCCAGTTCTGTAAACTGCGAAATAGCCACCCGTCGCAGCTCCAGTGGATTCAGTTTCCAGAACCAGGCAACATTGTAGAGTCGTTTCCGGAGGTGCTTCCCGTCTCCGACTGGGTAAAAAAACGCAGGATCTGCATGCTGGTCTTAAAAATATCCAGTTTTGCCATCTGCGCCGCCGATGAACGCGGGATCCCCGCCAGCAGCGGGATATATTTCAGTGCCACCTGGCTGTCCAGTTTAATACTGCCCTCACCGGAAATAATGAAAGGAAAACCCAGGGCCTCGATTTCGTCATACGTGGGTTCACGCAACTCCAGCACATGCAGCGTTTCGTTATGCGCTGTCACCGGTTTTTTTAAAACAATTTCTGTCACGCTCATTACTGATATCCTCCCTCTTCGCCGTGGAATTCAAGATCTGCCGTACCTTCTTCGGCATTATGGTTTGCTTCGCCATGCAGCCAGGCCGCCGAAAGCACATACACCATGCCGTTTGCCAGCTCGGCAGTAATCGTCATCTGGTCTGAGGCGGTAATTTTGTCGACCGGAAAATTTTTGGGCACTTTAAACGTGCCCTTAACGTAAGGTGACCGCCAGGTCTCCTTGTAATCCACATCACCAGCCATGCCGACGACATCATCCCGGACATTGGTGTTCATCGGCACTTCAATGCCACCTGTCAGCGATAACTGCTGACCATCCACTTTAAAAAAACAGGTTCCGGCGATCTTTGCCATTATGCTGACTCCTCTGAATACTGGAGACGGAACTGGTTAACCACCGCAAAGACACGTAACTGGTTAACATAATCCGGCGGGAACAGCGTGTTCAGTCGGTTCGGGTTATCCGCATCACGCTCAACTATCAGATACTGTTTAAACAGATCGTAATTTTCCACAATACCGGCACGCTCCATCTGACGATATGTCGCCAGAAGCTCCCCTTTGATAACGGCAGGAGTAACAATCGCCTGCCCAGGACCAAAACGGGTACCATCATTTGCCAGCTTGTGGCGTCCGTACTTGCCTGTGATGACCGATTTCAGTTTGCGAAGAACATATGCGCTGGTATGCAGTGTTTCACTGTCCAGATAGCTGTTGTCTGCCACGCCATATGCATTCTTTTTGTATGTGGTTACGGAACGCTGGATCCGCAACGTGCCGCCTTCCACATAAGCCGTCGCCACGCCGTGAGATAAAAGGGTCTGCTGCTCTGTCATGATGAATCGCTTACCTTTCGGTGCCGGAAGCATCCCCACCAGTTCCCCCGTCTGTGTCGGACGGGCCGGATCATTGCGGATAAATACCGCTTCACGGGCAAGGCGACTGGCAAGCAGTTCATCGACAGGCGACTGGGTTTCTTTTTCGTAACCGGCAAGCGTGATATGTTGCTGATTATGCATATCTCCGGCATCAACCAGCTCTGACAGCGTTCCCAGTTTTGCGGTATAGACATGCCCGTATAACTGGCGCGCATAACTCCAGCGACCGCTGCTGTCATTCATTTCGGTCATCATCATATTGATGGAGGCGGCATCGTTGAACGGCAGACCGATAAAGTCGAATGCCTCATCGCCCATAGCAGCAACAGCGGCAGTAAGATCAGGCGCGCCACTACCCGCAGTTCCGGCTTCCGTCACAACCTGAAGCCCCGCAGGCAGAATCTCACCACCACCAGAACCATAATAATTCAGGCAGACAGGCAACTCGTTACCATACAGCCCCTTATGGCGGGCAGTCAGCGTCACCACACCTGCATCAGATGACGCCGCAAACGGCAGGGTGATAACCCCGTTTACCGCTTCCTTAATCGCGGTGGCAACCGCAGTAGCATCATCGCCATTCACCACAGGCACCTGTACACGGGAGCGCCCGACATACAGACTCATGGTGCCGCTTTCCTCTGCTTCTCCGGTAACTGTCACCCTGACCGTCGCCGCCGCCCCTTTGGCTTCCGGTACTGCAATAACATACAGTTCACCGAAAGGATCTGTCTGACGGTAGACGTCAACCATACGCGCCAGCTGGCTCCCGGCCCCACAAATCTGACGGGCATAATCTGCCGACGGCATCAGCACCAGGCTGTTAACCTCAATGGCGGCATCGTTGCTGGCATGCCCAATCAGTAATGCAGGCTCGCTGGTCACCGCTGTATTTGCCGCAGAATTGTCCATCTCGGCGTAGAACAACGGCACCAGCGTATTCGACGGAACAGCACTAAAACTTATTGTCATGATTCTTTAGCCTTATCCTGTTTAACACGTACCACATCACCCGCCGCTATACGGCGGAGCCAGTAGCTGTTTTCTTCCACATTTCGCCCGTCAGAAGGCAAAAGATCTCCACGGGCAGGGTCAGGAACCGACCGCCCTTTCAGGGGTTTCACAAACATGAAGGACTCTTATTTCTGAGGGAAACGCATTTCCAGATGGTGCTCAAAGTCACCATCCGGGCCAGTACCAGGATCGATGTAATCCACATCAATACTCAGCAGGGATAAATCCGGCAGAGCATTCACGTCCTCTGCCTGTCGCGTGTCTTCTTCCGTGATTTCATGCTTCGCCGTAAAATCAAACTGGTAATACAGTTCGTAACGGTTCAGATCCAGCAGGGTGCCACCGGCATAAACAATCTCGCCCCCCTGCGGGTCCGACATCCACCCAAGCAGGGCTTTCCAGAGTTCTCTACGGACATCATGAACGGCGTCATAGGCTGCCCACTGCCCTTTTTCATCACGCTCATTGCTGAGCACAACAATAACGGAGAAGCCTTCTGTCAAATCCTGCCAGTAATCGGTCTGTGATTTTTGTTCCCCCGGCGCATCGTCAGAGGGGACAACATAGGCAGCAGGCAGACGCAGTTTTCCGGCATCAGGGATCGCCTTAAACTGCGCCGCACCACCAACACGATTCTCAAAACGCGGGCATCGCTCACGCAACGCCGCAATTATTGTTGTCAGTTTCATTTATGCTTCCTTTTTACCGGACGTAACGAACGCTGCAACTCACGGGACAACAGTTCCTGCGTCCAGTGACGCCGCCGCTCAATAACGTCAGCCATAAAGTTATTACGCGGGGCCAGCCGAAAAGTCGAAGAATGGTGCTTCTTCTGCCGCTTATCCTTTTTATCCATTCCATAAGCTGAATGGCGAACACCGTAATACAGAAATGCCGGATAATAGGGTGCGCCTTCAGGGAAACGGCGATTCCCCTGCCCGTTTTTCTGGTCAGGGGAAATTTTCACCATCAGTCCGGGGCGACGCGTCGTTTTTTTGGGAACGTAATAACCGATGGAGCGGGCCAGACGCCCGGTCTGATACCCCGGGTTCTCTCCCGGGCCAGAACGCCCGCGTTTAATCACCAGACGTCTGGCGTCACGCATGTAAACGCGCCCGATCTGCACAAATGCCCGACGCAGACGGGCGCGATTAAACTCCAGCTCCTTTGGTTGTTTAAAGTCGACGTGTAAAAATGCTGTCTGATTCATGGCATTCACCCCGTCGTCGCGCTGTACGCAGTTCTTCACATTCCAGCAATAAAAAACGCCGCTGACCGTTCAGGTCGCGTATTCGCCGGATCCGGTACTCCTGACCGTAATAAACCACCTCATGATCTGCCGTGATGTCGTGACGGAAACGGATCGTAAAATAATGCGTAACGATATTTTCTGTCTGCACTGAGCCCTGATAAGCGGCAGCGCCTGGCTGAGCCACCTTTGCCCAGACATCAAACGACTCCGGATACGTTGGCTCCGTACCAAAATCAGCGGTGGGTTCATCCACACGAAGGCGGATCTTTATCCGGCGATTCAGCTCTCCGGGATCCGGTAAAAGGTAAGTGGCACTGGTCTGACTTTGCCTGATTTTCATAGTGGGACAATCCTGTAAGGGCCAGCAAGCCATCTGAAACTCATTGGCGTTTCCAGTTTCTCCACATCGGTGATCGTTGAGCGATTTTCATAAAAATGACTGACCAGCATCAGCATTGCCAGACGAACATCATCAGTCAGATGCATCCCGTCAGGATCGTCTTCCGGAATCGTCTCTTCCGGTGCATACAACTTCCTGTTCAGGTATGTCTCTGTTCTTTTCTGTACCGCCTGTGCCAGCAATTTCAGAAAATCGCCGTCACTGTACAAACCATCATCGAGCCGGAGGTGAGATTTAATTTCCTCTTCTTTCAGGAGCATATTTTCCTCCTGTGCCCGCCATTACGCGGGCACAAAAAAACCGCATTACGCAGCGGCTTTCTGGCGGGTTGCAGCCCCAATTTTCATCAGCTTAATCGCCTGAGAATCCACCAGCATACCGCCGGTTCGCTTGGTGGTATAAAAGCCCACAAACGGTTTGTTGGTGTACGGGTCACGCAGGATACGGGTACCGATGCGATCAACAATGGTATAGCCGCGTTTGAAGTTACCAAACGCAATGGCTTTTGCATCGGCAGCAATATCCGGCATCTGCTCATTCTCAACGATGCCATACCCTGCCAGAGAAGAAGGCTGACCCAGCTCAATACCCGGACGCCACAGATAATTTCCGTCGTTATCCTTCAGCAGGCGAATGGCAAACAGGCTGCTGTTGTTCATCATGAACTTCGCGCCGCTGCGGTGCGCCTTGCGCAGGGTGTAAATCAGTTTAATGATCGCATCAGCGGTCACGCCAGAAGCCGCGCCGGAAGCAATGTGCTGAAGTTTGCCAAACACACGGGTCTTGTCATCTTCATCGGTGGACTCATAAGCCAGAAAACCTTTTGGTTTTTTGCTGCCGTCGCCACTGGTAAAGGCAATTTCTTCCTGTTCGGCAAATTCCAGCGCCAGTTCACTGTTGATCCAGTCTTCCACATTGAAGAAAGCATCATCGAGCATTTTCTGGGTAGCCTGCGGGTTGCCGTAGATTTCCCCCATAAAGGGTTCAATCAGCCCCAGTTTTGAGGTGGCGGTTTCCGGACGCGTATCCGTTTCCCCCACCCATCCGGACTTAGTGCCGCCCAGATTCACCAGTTTTTTATAATCCGAGCCACCGAGGGTGATCACAGTGGCTTCCTGGCGCATCACCACCTCATCTTTCAGCAGCGTCAGGATGGTACGATCCAGTTCTTCCGGAATGGCATAACCACCATCTTCATCATTACCTACCTGAAGCGCCTTACGTTCAAGTTCACGCAGACCGTCTTCACGCCCCTTGCGCATAAATCCGATAAACGCTTCTTTGTGTTCACCGGCAACTTTATTTTGCGTGCCGCCTGCCGGACGCTTGATGTCTGCCAGCTCTTTTTCCAGGTCGCTTTTCAGGTTCTCCAGCTCGCTGATTTGCCCGTTCAGGCTTTCCACCTGTTCGGCCAGCTTGCTTTTTTCCTGTTCGATCGCGTCAATGCGCTTGTCGTTTTTTGCCTTAAAATCGTCAAACTTCTGCTGCAGCTCCTGCGCGACCTGCTCCACATCTTTAATGTCAGCCATTATTTTTCTCCTGGTTAAAATTTAAGATTTTTCAGTGCATTCAGTGCGGCATCCACATCCTCAGCATCACGCAGGGATAAAGCGCCATATCCCCCGGCCATGAATGCTTTGGCCTGGGTTCGCGAGAGTCCAACATCGCGCAGGACCCGCTCAATGATTTTCTGATCAGGGATCTCCCCACGCGCCAGCGCATTTTTCACATCGCTGATGCGTGCTTCATCATTGGAAGGAAACGTCACCAGACTGACCTCCCACAGGTCGATCTCTTTCAGCAGGAATACCCCTTTTTCCCGGTCGTACTCCCAGTCTTTCAGGATGTAGCCAATAGAAAGGCCGGTTAAAGAACCGGCCTTCATATGGGCATGTGCACGTTTTGCCAGGGGATCATCATCAATGAGTAATCGTCCCCTGACATAAAGCCCGACATCATCTTCTTTCATTTCGGTGTACACACCGATGGGCTCATCCATGCGGTGCTGCCAGAGCAACGCAGGCAGCGCCTTTTTTTCGCTCCATTTCTGGAGTGTTGTGGTAAAGGCTCCGGGGACCACCACATCATCGTGGCTGTCCTTAACACCAAAAACAGAACCGTAACCTTCAAATTCCCCGGAATCACTGACGGATTTCAGGTTCAGCGGTATATCAAGACGCTGTTTTGTCTGCATCTCCACTCTCCTTTTTCTTACCGTTATCATCGCCAGCAGAGGGACTGGTGGTCATGTTCATCGGTGTCAGATACACATCACCGCCCGGTCGGGGATTCATATCCTCCAGATCACGGCAGTCATTAGGGGAATAAATCCCCCAGTTGATCCCCGTGGCATACGCTTCAAAACGGGATTTCATGTCGCCACGCAACAATGCTCCGGCATTAAATTTGGCGTAAAACCTCCCCTGTTTGCTCTCCCTGACCAGCCCTGTATTGATCCGCTGTTCAATACGGGTCAGATACGGCACAAGGGAATAGTTAATGAAACCAAGCCCCAGCTCTTCAATATTGTTGAAGGTGGCGCGATCGGTGTTCTGCACCATATGCAGCGGTACGCGGAACAGGCGACAGATTTCTTCCAGCTGAAACTTGCGGGTTTCCAGGAACTGGCTGTCCTCGGCATTCAGTGCCACCGTTTTCCAGTCCAGCCCCATTTCCAGAATCATCGGACGATGAGAATTTCCCAGCCCGACATGCCGTTCCTCAAAGTCCTTTTTGATACGCGCATAAGCCTGATCAGAAAGTTGTTGATCCGTACGCAACACACCGGATGTCACAGCGCCGTTACCAAACAACCTGGCGCCGTGCTCCTCAGTTGCCGCTGCCAGTGAAATGGCCTCACGCGCATACGCAATGGGATTCAGCCCGACAAGTCCATCCAGCGTCAGAGTGCGCACATGCCAGATTTCATTCTGGGTCAGCACATCCACGGAACCATCCGGAAACGTCACCTGATAAACCGGCTGCCACTGGCTGTTCAGCTTCGGTTCCACACAGCCCGGATCTATCGGAAGAAGCTCCACCACTTCCCCCAGTGCCTTTACCTTGTAGGCGTAAAAATTACCCCGCAGACACAGGCAGACAATGACCAGCTCCCAGAATTCCTGCGGCGTCATGTAGCCATTAGGTTTTGCCGAAACCAGCTTATGCAGTCGTTCATCCACCGCCCGTGTTTTAAGGGTACCGGTGATTTTGTAGAGGCTGCAGGGCAGCATACCAACAGACTCCGCCAGCACCCTGACGCAGGAATAGACCGCCGTCAGCCGCATGGCCCGCTGGCTGCTGATCCGCTTTCCGGTATAGGTGTCGTATGACAATCCAAGTTCTTCCGCAAGCATCCCGGGCGTTGTGACGGGGGTGTTATTTTTGCGTTGAAAAAGCCCCTGGAAAAACATTACTCACCTCCGGAGGCGACCCGGTGACCGCGATCGAGATAACGCGCAACCAGCCACGACCAGCACAGACACAGCGCCCCGGCAACAACAAAACCTGCCGGGGGATAAATCATCCATGTGCCATACGACAGCAAAAGCGCCCCCAGCACGCCCACCAGTGGCGTGAGAATTATCAGAAACATAATGCCCTCGGTTAAAGCGAGCGGATACCAACACTAATCAGGTGTTCAGACAGATCCGGCTCCGGTTCACCGCCATTGACCAGCATCCGGCTCATTGCTGTAAACATCGCAACAGGGCCGTCGATTTTGGCTTCAGGCGTGGATTTGTTCGGGAAGATATTGTCGTTTTTGTCCGGTTTTACCGTAACGTTAGACATCATCCAGTTCATGACCGGGTGATTGCTGTGATGGAAACGCCCGGCATAGACCAGTGATTCCGTTTCCTTCATGGCCTCTGACAGATTGCGGACCGTCTGCGGAACTTCCACCAGCGATATCCCTTCTTCAGCCAGAGCCAGACTGAACTGCATTGCACTCCACGGGTCAAATCCCAGTTCCCTGAGGTTTTCACCGCCAATCCATTCCAGTAAGTCACTTTTTATCTGAGCATGATCGATAACATCACCATCCGTCAGGATGAGCTTATCCATCTCCGCCCACTTCCGGTAAAGTTCTGCCTGCTGCCGCGAGCATCGTTCCAGCCGTCCTTCCGGAAGCCAGAATTTAAAATCGGCATGAACATGCCCGTTATCCGTTCGCCAGAGTTTTGCCGCCGCACAGATATCAATCTTATGAGCAAGGTCAACGCCGACCCACATGGGATACGTTTTCAGCTCATGTCGTGGGGCAATGTATTCGCACTTCTCCCACTTAATCATGTCCATCCAGGCAGACTCTGCTGTTACCCACACATTCATGTGTTTGGTAAAAAAATTCACCCGCGCAGAGACCTGTTCTTTCGCTTTTTTCGCCAGACGACGCAGATCATCCCAGCGTTTACAGATGCCCAGTCCGGGATTCGCTTTCTGCCAGACCGTTTCATCAAACGGATCATCTCCCTCATCGAGGGTGTAAATAATCGCAAAGTAGGAGTCGTCTTTTACCGCGCCCTCCACGTCGCTGTTATAGCCACGCAATACCTTGATGGCGTAATCGCGTTGCTCGTAACAAATCCCTTCCTTGTTAAAGCCAGCCGTGGTGATACCAAATAACAGGGACTGCAGACGAGCACCGGTTGCCGTTTCCAGAACGTCCCACACGTCGCGGGTTTTATGTGCATGCAGCTCATCAATAATGGCGCAGTGGATGTTCAGACCGTCCAGGTTGTTTGCATCCGAGGAAAGCGGTTCAAATTTTGATGCGCTCTGCTCCTGGTAAATCGCCAGCTTGTTGAAATCAAACAATCGCCCGAGTGTCGACCGGGCTTTTCTGACCATATTTTTGGCGTCTTCAAACACGATTCTGGCCTGGTCACGCGTGGTTGCGGCTGAATACACCTCAGCCCCGCCTTCACCATCTGCCCCCGTCATATACAGACCGATACCCGATGACAGGGTTGATTTTGCGTTTTTACGGGCGACTTCGTTGTACGCTGTCCGGAACCGGCGCACCATCACCGGGCGTCCGCTGCCATCGCTGCGCATGACAACTTCCCCGGTCTCTTCATTCACCAGCGGAATGACAAAACCAAAAATATTAATGAGGATAAAAACATGCCAGTCCATCAACTCAATGGGCTGGCCTGCCAGCGCCCCTTTCACATGGGGCACAAATTTATAGAAATTCAGGATGTGCTGCGCACGGGGTTCACTGAAATAAATCCCCCGCTCTTCGCCGTACTTCAGATCATCAAGAAAACGCTGGCAGGCCAGACGGACAAATTCGCCAGCAACAATTTCTCCTGCAACAACACGTTCGGCGTAGCGGATCCCGTCAGCCACTTTTGCCATCAGTCTCTCGCTTTTAAAAGCTCTGCCAGCGGATCAACATCATCCGGTCCGGCGATATTTACTTTCGCCCGGCTTGCCGGTGACATACCAAACTCTGCAAGCATCGCCCGAATCCGCTTCCAGGCATCCGCTTTCATCGCCGCAGCCGGATGTGCCTTGATCATCACATCGCCATTCTGCGTTTCCGTGCGGTAGGTATACCCCTCAACATCGAGTGTTTCGCAGTGATGCCGGTATTCGGTGTAGGCTTCCACCAGTAACTCGAGTGCACGCGCATCAAGCTGAGAAATGATCCCTTCCGCATTCAGCTCTTCCGCCATTCGCCTGAACCAGTACTTCCCCTGCGCCCCTAAATGTTGCGGAATTTTAGGGAGACCTTTTTCATCCTTTTTAGCGGTTTTTTTGGGGTCTTTAACTGGCCGCTTTGAGGGGTTGCCTCGTATCAAATGCAGGCGTGGCGGGGTTTTCGGGGGTCCTGACATAATCGGTTTTACCTATCAATCGTTTGATCGCATTCCCAAAAAAAAGTTTTCGAACCTGCGGCGATGCGAAGAAGGGTTGGCGGGCGGTCCCGGACAGCCAGGGCTGCAGGGATTTGACCCGCCCTCCCCACAAGTGAGAATAATTATCACTTTATTCGTTCACGCGCTGTTTTCGCTTTGTGGCAGGGCCAGCACAGACTCTGCAGGTTGCTGTCTGCGTCTGTCCCGCCATGCGCTTTCGGGATGATGTGGTCGACGGTTTTCGCCTCGCTCACCACACCGACACGCAGACACAACTGACACAGACCTTTATCGCGCTTCAGAAGACGGGCACGAATCACCGTCCATTTTGAGCCATAGCCGCGCTGGTGGCGGCTCAGTCCGCGTTGATGCTGTGCCCATCCTTCACCACGATGTTTATCGCAGTAACCAGAACTGTCTGTGGTTGTACCTGCACATCCACGTTTACGGCATGTGCGGGGGATTCGTGATGGCATAGAACTTCACCCTTCTGATGTTAAAATGCCCACCCTTTAAAAAAACAAATATGGAGGACAAATGAAAAACATGATTTCTAAAGGCTTTCACCGGGTAGGTATTCTGTTGGCCATTCTGGTGTTCATCTTTAGTCTTTTATTTTCAACAACGGATACGCAAGGATTCTCACTGTTTGATATCCTTGTATCTCTGATAATTGCCTTGTTTGTGTACAGCATCACCAGGCTTGTGGGATGGGTCATTAAAGGATTTATGAAAGACAACTAAAGCATTATTGCAGCCCCTCAGCTGAAGGGCTGCTGTAATGCCTTAACCCAGTTTCGCTCGCACCAGAGCATCTTTTGCTTCAAGCAATTTACGTAACCCAGCCGACTTTTCCGGACCGTCTGGCAAAGATTCATCCATTACTCTTGCCAGATCACCAATTGGCTTACTCACTTCCTTTAACGAAGTCGGAAGATGCTCATAATTGAAATATTTCATAATTGGCGATTCCATCATTTCTCCTTAGTAAAACAATTATCAGGCGATCAGTTCTGCATACACTGCCGGACACCGTCGACAATTTCACAGACCTGAGAAGCTGTATCGAAAAGCTGGCGCGCCTTATCCAGGCTGACGCATCCCACCAATAAAAAAGGCACCAGTATCGCTACCAGTGCCCATTTCGCTGCCGTTCGCGGCATTCTATGTGTCCAGTGTTTTCGACTCATAACTCGCCCGGCTATCAGCGTTTCAATTGGAAGTGCGGCCCGTCCTTCAGCGTTTTCCAGTCCCCGCCCCATTCGATGGCGACTCCCAGCTCTGCGGCAGCCTGCTTAAATGCCTGTGCGATTTTCTCGTACAGAGGCCAGTCCCATGACACCTGGCTGCCAACGTAGGCCACAACATCCACCGCATCACCGGTCAGGTGGCGGCTGTTCATGGTCTGGCTCTTACCTTCTGCAACCAGCTGTTTCTGGCGATACTTACTGCGCAGGCCTTCCGTAATACCGAAATCAACCTCCGTCAGCTCAAGGGCACGGCGAACGACAGCAACCAGCTGTGGTTTGACGCCCCCCAGATTTTTTTCACTGCGACGACTGAATCTGAATTTACCCGACATGCTCACCTCCGGAATGAAAGGATTTTTGAAACGTTCCCGCGTGCACGTATCACCAGCACGCAGAACAGCAGATTAAGCCCCACCGCCAGCCAGTTCGCCGCTAACGGGCGACCGCACAGATAGCTGAGGGGCGTAAAGGCATACAGCAGCATCAGCAGCCAGGCCAGCCATGACATCAGCGGTTTGTGTCTGGAGTCACGACGACGATAAAAAAAGAGCGTCAGCACGATAACCGTGCATAACGCCACATTCAGCAATCCGGGAAGGTTACTTAACATTGCCGCCTCCTCCGCCCCGCAGGCGGGAGAACACACCGGACACCAGTGATGCAATATCCTGCTGGTGGATGAACGACAGAATCTTCACCGACACCACTGACACCAGCACTGCACACAGTGCGTCGACAGGTGCACCGTCAAACCCTGTATGCTTTACCAGCCATGACGCCAGAACCTCTGCCCCCAGCACGCCGATAATGAACGACACCAGAAAATGCGCCGCCACACGCCAGGCTGAAAGCGCCTGCGGCATCGTTGCCACAAATAACGCCCCGGCGAACGCACCAAACACAATCCCGAAATCCGTCCCGGTAAACAGCCCGTACACCGTCGCCCCGCCGAGCGCCGCAGCCGTGCCGGAACCGGATAAGGGTTCAGACATACTTTTTTCTCCTGTAAATAAAAAAAGGGCCACCAGCGGCCCGTAAAAAACACCCCGTCAAAAGCACCGGCATCCGCAGACGCCCTTTGCGTGGCGTTATTTGATGAGCTCCAGATGTGGCGCAAAGAAATGAAATAAGACTTATCGGAAATTAAAGTTAATTTGAGGATTTAAACCACTTCTGAATCTTGGTAGTATGAACATGTCCCCGGAAGGGGGCCAATACTTATTATTCTTCATGGACTTTGTCCCGCGGCGTTAATCCGACAGCCGCGCTTTTTTTGCGCCATATTCATCGCTGACTTACATGGCATTGCCACACGGACATTATCAGTGTCCGTGTTTTCTTTTTTCGAATTAAGAATAAAAAAAACCGCCAGATACGGCGGTTGGTCAATGCAAGGAATGAATTTTTTAATTGTAATAAAATCGAGGCGTCGGGTGCCTCCCGAAGTATTCCGTCCTGTATGAATACTGTGGTTTCCCGCTAAACCGACTCTTTTAACCACCCTCGCCCTGAGGAGCGCCCCGATGGTGTTATTTACAACACCAGAATGATGCATCACCGACCCTGCCAGGAAATACAAAATCCCAACCAGCAATGCACCATTCTGCTGCCGTAAAAAAATCAGCACTGAGGCTAACCTGGCCTCAAATCATAGCCAGAGAACAGAATGCTTTTTCAAAACAACCTGCTCCCACGTAATAAAAATACGCCAGTGCTGCAATACAATAAGGCTTATTTCAAATGCTGGAGCGGGTAGCGGGAATCGAACCCGCATCATCAGCTTGGAAGGCTGAGGTAATAGCCATTATACGATACCCGCATATAGTGCCGATTACCGGAATCGAACTGGCGACCCGGTGATTACAAGTCAGTTGCTTTGTCTGCTAAGTTAAATCGGCAACGGTTCCTCGGAAAAAATAAAACGACCGATATATGCATTATTTCCCTGTCATCTCCTCGGAACCGACTATCGATATTAATGAGGGCAAACACTATTTCAATAAACATAGTGTCAATATTAGTAAACATATGTATAAATTTCTATCACTCGTGATTAATTACAAATAATCACACACATATTTAACTATTTTCTTTTATTTCGCTTACAGTCTGGTTAAATCTCTCTTCTTCCAGCTCCACACCTATTGCATGCCGTCCCAGCGATAATGCTGCTTTTATTGTTGATCCCGACCCCATAAAAAAATCAGCAACCAAATCTCCCGGATGGCTGCTGGCGGTAATTATCTGACGCAACATATCCGCCGGTTTCTCACAGGGATGTTTGCCGGGGTAATACTGCACAGGCTTGTGCGTCCAGACATCCGTATACGGAACGGCAGCCGATACGGAAAAATAACGCCGCAGAGATTTGTACTCATCCAGCAGGCTGGCATATTGCCGGTTCAGTTCACTGTATGTGCTGACCAGCTGGTGGTGTGGCTTTTCCAGTTCACCGCGCTGATGTTTTTCTGCTGCAACACGCGCAAACAACGCCTGTAATTTCAGATAATCGCCTTCGTTCGGCAACTGCCACTGACTGGTACCAAACCAGTGCGAAGCCATGTTTTTCTTTCCGGTGGCTTCCGCTATCTGTTTTGACGTTATTCCCAGTGATTCACGCGCATCACGAAAGTAAGAAATCAGCGGGGCCATGACGTGCTGTTTTAGCTCGCGCCCCTTTGCCGCATAGCCGTCATTTTTGGGCTGGTATGGCCCCTGATAATGTTCTGCAAACAGAATGCGTTCTGTTGCCGGGAAATACGCCCGCAGGCTTTCCTTGTTGCATCCGTTCCAGCGTCCGGACGGCTTCGCCCAGATAATGTGGTTCAGCACATTAAAGCGTTCACGCATCATGATTTCGATATCAGATGCCAGGCGATGACCACAGAACAGATAAAGACTTCCGGCAGGCTTCAGTACCCGCCAGAATTGCGCCAGACACTGGTCCAGCCATTTCAGGTAATCATCGTCACCCTTCCACTGATTATCCCAGCCCTCGGGCTTCACTTTAAAGTATGGCGGGTCTGTGACTATCAGATCGACAGAGTTTTCCGGTAAGGTCTGGATAAATTCCAGGCAATCAGCGTTGATTAACTCACGACTGGATATTTTTACAGTATTAGCCATAGATCAATAAGCACTTCTCTGATAGGCTCATACCGCTTTTGCGCAAAGCAGATGGGCCTGAGGTTTGCTTGTGACCCCAACGCATGAGCAGATGGCTGGCAGGTGCCGCTAACACCCACCAGCCGCCCATTACCACAAATAAAAAAGCCTTCACTGCGGAAGGCGTCTGTAACAACCGAACTGATAATCTGCCAGACCCGCCATAACAAGCTGAGTCAGTATTAACTGGCAGCGTTCGCGTGAAAGGTACGTATTCTGCGCAATTTCCCCGACGGTCGCCGGTTCGGTGACGCTTAATTCATTAAACACCACTCTGGCAGTTTCGGTCATATCCTGCTGTTTTAGCATGTCTTTTTCCCTTTTCTGGTTAACGTGACATACCAATAGCTCTTGTCGAAAAAGCCAGCAAGCTGAAAGACCGGTATTCGCAACCATCAGCGCGTTTAACGTCCTGTACCGTTTTTCAGGCATAAAAAAAACCCGCAAAAAGCGGGCTCTTTCAAATGTCCATGTCTGCTATTCGCCTCGCGGTACAGCTTTGCGAAGCGTACCGGCATTGAAGCAGTTTTTACGTCAAAAAGCAATAACTTTTTTCTCTATACCAAAAGCCATAACCATTGGTTTGTACAAAATAAATTCTGCCACCTTTAGCCAATGCTCAATGCGTCTTTCACAGGTTCTTAAACTCCATTCCGGGTGTGCATCATTCAGCAGTTCAGCCATTTTGCGCTTAGTCATCCCCCGCCCCACATAACGCTGACTCAGGACATTGAGCAGCCCGGGATAACCGGCCAGGGCTTCACCAATAACCCTGTCGATTATTAACGCCTCTGAATCGGTACAATGTGCCAGCCAGCTTTTTTGATTGCCGTTGATCATATCCCGCAAAAAAGCCTCAAGTTCAGGTTTGTCCAGACCCGCTTTTTTCATCCTCCGGAGCGCCTCGTTAATTGCCGTTTTTGTCAGCTTTTTAGAGGTCAGTAATTGGTTGAACATATTTCCCGTCTTACCGCCGCCAATATACGACCAACGCCCCCACATACGCAGTTTCCCCTGGAGCCAGACACTTTCCAGCGTTTTCAGGCGTAAATGCTCACCGCTTTTGCCTGTAATTTCCGGGTATATCATATTTACGCTCACTCACTTTCAATTTTGTAAATCTTCACGCCCAACCGACCACCAGGAACGACCTGACCGCGCACAATATTGATTTCATCAAACTGCTCGTCGTCGATAAGCAACCCCGCATGCGTCAACGCATCCAGTGGTGCTTTCAGAATATTGTCCAGGTCACGGCGGCGCTTATCCGGTGGCTCTGCAGTAATTTTTATTGCCAGCCTTCCGGACAGGTTTAATCTCAGTCGCTGCTGGCGAACAATGAGCGCCACATCACGGCGATAACGCTCACCGGCTTTTGATACAAAATATGTACTGCCACGACGTCGCCAGTAGGTGTTCACCGTCGGCGGGTAAGGCAAAACAAACTCTATACGCATCAGTAACCTCTTTTACCCGAGCACGCCGGTTGCAAAGGCGTGATCAAGAAAACGAAAAATTAAATCAATCTGGGAACCATGCTTTTCTTCAAATGCCAGCGGATCAGCATGAAGTTCATTGTGATGCTCCCGGCACAGCGGTAGCGTGAAAATATCGTGGGCTTTTGTCCCCATCCCTCCCTGACCGTGACCAATCAGGTGATGGGGATCGTCGGCTGGCTTACCACAACATGCACACGGCTGTGTCTTAACCCAGCGCGTGTACTTTTCGTTAACCCAGCGGCGACGTTTAGGTCGCTTCATGAAAGATTCAGGAGACTCCGGATCAACGGCAATGCTGACCACCGTCTTTTCCTGTGGTGGGTTCTGTTGCTGGTGGGCGTGAGGCGGTAGCACAATATTTTTTGTGCGCTGCTTCAGTATGCTGGTGGCTGTCTGTTCTCCCGGTATGATGTCGCATTCGCGGTATACTGAGTGGATTTTTTCCCCCGGAAGCTTCAGGATTCGACGCGCCATATTTTCGGTCATGGCATCCACTACATCATTTACAGCAGCCCAGCAGTACAATTCAGCCAGCGATAATTCCCGCTCCTGTGTGCCATTCATTGCGTGACGGATGACGTCAATCATCCATGCAGACAGGTTTTGATGAGCAAGTTGCCCGAGTGATTCGGATGTCTGGTCACGCAGCTGGTTGTCGCAGTGCCAGCACAACACCATCGCGCCAGCACCATAACGATGTATGACGGTTTCGCTGTGATGGTAGTCACCATGAGGCCACTGGCAGGATTTAACGTGGCGCAATAGCCAGTCAGACAGTGCACCAGCACCGCCAGCAGCGCGAATCACCCGCTCATCGCTGAAAAATGGCAGCAGAGATTTGTCTTCCGCCAGCGGCTGGCGAACGGCAGGAACGACTCCGGATGGCAGACCTCGCATGCTTTTTGGTTCCGGCTCCACCAGCACACGCCCCTGCATAAACAAAGGCATCGCATCAGGACCGGGCCTGAAAAGTACAATCCCCAGACGGTGAGCAATTTCAGGAGTCACTAATACCCTCACATTACCTCCAGATGCGTTGCTGGAATGTGCGGGACGGACGCGGTGGGCGTTCGGAATAAGGGAGCCTGACGTAGATTATCCAGTGACGATAATCGAGGCTGAGGGCTTTCCTAAACTCATACCCACGCCTGCGGTAGTTCTGAATCAGCCATTCGGCCTGTTCTTCAGTGCATGGGTCATGCTGGTACCAGTCATATTTGAATACATGAGAACGCCGCCCGTGCCTGCTGGCAAAGACGGCTGAATTATCAGAATTGTGTAATTTGGTCTTGTGCGCCATCTGTTTTCTCTGCTGGCGCATCTTTGTCAGGTAAAATGGTGTTCAGCCATTTTGGTTGGCATTATTGTTGATACATGCAACTTGTTCAAGTCCGCATAAACTGATACACGATCTCCCTGAGCACTGTTTTCGATACAATTCGCTCATCAGGCCGCAAAGCTCTTACCCTAAGTATGCCCCCTTTTCGATGCCATACAGCCCTGGCCCCATCCGGAAAACAATCCATTTCAGCTACAACCGACATATCGTCACAACGAATAACTGCGTACTTACAATTCGCGGCGATCAACTTCTGCATTGTAAAACCTCTGGTATTGGATAAAACATGGCTGGAATATATCCACTACAAATAACGATTTCACTCCCCAAAAATGCGTATTTCATGAGAAAAAACAATGACTTTTTCTTTCTGTCATTTGTATACTCTAAAAATAGAGTGTTTTTTGAGCTGCCATCCCTTAGCAAGCCCCCCTGTATGTATATTGCCCATCCTATTTAATTGTGTCACACTATGTATTACACAACGATATGGAACCAAACATGCGCATTTTCAAAAATGCCTGGTTTGAACGCTTCGCACGAAAAAATCGGATTTCCAATAAAGCTCTGCGAGAAGTCGTGGAACTAGCTGATAAGGGACTCATATCCGCAGATTTGGGTAGTGGTGTCATTAAGCAGCGATTAGCCCGAAGAGGTGGCGGTAAATCAGGCGGTTATAGGACAATAATTTTTTACCGCGTCGCAGAAAAGGCTTTTTTCATCTATGCGTACGCAAAGAATGAGAGAGAAAATATTACAACCATCGAGGAAAACGCATTTCGAAAAGCTGCGCATCACGTTCTCAATCTTACTGATGAACAACTGGCGCAATTGATCCTGCAGGGTCAGTTTACGGAGGTACCCAATGAGTAAAAATTACCGCAGTGATGCGCTTGCATCCGTACATGAAATGATGGAGTCACTTCAGGATATTGGCGCAGTAACAAAACAAACTATGAGAGAGTTTGATGAACTTTGTCTGCAACCAGCGCCAACAATGTCGCCAGAAAGAATCCGGGCACTTCGCGAGCGCGAGCATCTGTCTCAACCTGTTTTCGCCAGATATCTTAATGTCAGTAAAAACCTCATTTCAGACTGGGAAAGGGGAATAAAGCGCCCTGGTGGCCCTGCCCTTCGTTTGCTTTCTGTGGTTGAGAAAAACGGAATTCAGTCAATCTGTTAATAAAAATTCACCATGAATAGCAAAACCCCGGACCATCAATCCGGGGTTTTTGTTTGTTATCCCCAGCGGCAAATCGAATACGCCACCAGCGCCACCGCCATCGCAATTCCTACCGTAGAGCCGGAATTACCGGCGCTGACGGCGCTGCGTAAAGCGGTGTTATTTCCGCCCGAAAGTCACCTATTTCATGCAGTCGCACCCACCGTTCGGCTTCTGCTTTGTCAGAATACAGAGCAGTGAACGTATTATATTCATTGTCAATTTGCGTGAAGGTTGCCTTCCACGCCACTGGCTCTGCTTCCAGCGATGCCAGTGCGATACGAAACACATTGGCAAGCAGGCTGTCTGAAGATTGGATATCGTGCGCCGGGTCGCTCAGGAAACCAGTGATAAATGATTTAATCTCCGCGTTTTCTCTGGTAATAGTGGTCATATCAGCTTTCCTTATATGGGTTGATTTTGTTGTGCAGTGTGTTGAACGACGCCCATACCACGTCGTTATACAATTCAATAACTGGCTCAATTATTTTCCCGATTGCCCAGACAAAAATTAGAGGGGATATCGGTATCATTAACACGATAAACAGAATGAGAAACAGAAATTCTGTTGTTCTACTTTTTCGCGGATATTTTTTTCTGAATAATGTAGTCATTTCTTACCGCCCTTTCGGGCGGCCTCCTGACATTAATCGTTGTGATAACTCATAGCTTCATTTGCAGCATCAACTGGATCAACATCCCACCAGCAATAATTTGGGTCGGCTCCTTCAGGTGTCCACGGCTCTAATTCATTTTTTGCCGCATTCTCGTCGCCAGTAATTTTAAAAATCTGCTCAGAAAATTTCCTCACCCACTCGTTATATTTTTCCGCATTAATGGTTTTCTGTGTATTTAACATAGATATACCTCCAGTTAAGGATTTGATTTTATTTACAGTGCTAAATTTATTTATTCAGTTCTGGATTTTGTCGCCCTGCGTATCCGCGCTTTCGCGTTACGCTCAATCTGAATTAACTTTTCTATATTTTTCCGCCTTTCCTGTTCCTCCTGGCGCAATAGCCTTACATCATCTGCCAGTCTGGTTTCTCTTTTCGCCACTGAGAGCATCCAGTCAAACGGCTCCACAACTGCACCGCAGTTTTTACAGCGGACCTGACGCTCTTTTTCGTCAACCCGGACAGAAGCGTGATGGCAGTATGGTCTTTCCGATGGCTCATAAAGAAAATTAACCTGATTACGTGGGTCATCCTCTTTTACCGGAAATAAAACAATATTACTTAACTCATCTTCTGGATTTATTTCCACGTCACTCTCCTTTGATGCGAATGCCAGCGACGCGTGGCACATTAACTTCCACAATGCGCACAGTTGGTTTGTACATCTCAATTGCTGTCAGCCAGTCAGCGCCAGTCATGCGCTTTTCTGCATCGCCATTAGTCCACTTAACCGGTACACCAATAGCCTTCATCGCGATTTCTATTTCCCCGGCAATGGCGCTTTTTCCGCAACCAGTAAAACCAGAAACAACGACAAGAACTTCGCCTTTGGCTGGTTTTATTTCCCGTGCTTCCAGTTCTGCAATGCGCTTCTCTGCGGCTTCCAGCTCAACACGCAGCTTCCCTACCGTTAGCGCAATTTCCTCGTTCTCCTGATCGCGGCGTTTTATGTATTGCTGGTTTCTTTCCAGTTCATCCAGTAATGCCAGCACAACCTGAGGTGTGACCTTCATACGAAATGCCAGCAATTTTTGTGGTGTGGCTGCTATTTTTATTGCTTCTGCCGCCTCACGCAGTGCCTGATAGTCAATCTTGCTCACTGGTTGCCTCCTGGAAAATAACTGCATGCCCCAGTTTCTCCGCCAGCGCCAGTTCTGCTTTAGCACCTGCTGACCGCTGCCAGCCTTTCAGCATGTAAATCGCATCCACACAACGAATCATTGCCATACAAATATCCATGTAGTGTGGCTGTGTCAGCCCGTCTGGAAGTACTGCCGGGTTTAAGACTGTATGCCCTTCCCGTTTCAGTTCCTCTTCCGCATTGTGGAACGCCTCACGGTTGAAATTTTTATACCCGGTCATCGGACCAGCGATATAAACCCTTACCCTCACTCCATCACCTCCTGAAAATCTCCCTGATAGAACGCCAGTACACGCTGCATAACCTCACTCTGACGGCACTCACGGCAAATTATGTTCTGGTGCCGGTCGTAGGGTTGTGCTCCTGCCTTACCCTGTTTTTGTGCTGGTTTGCGGATAACCCTTGCTTTTCTTGCCGAACTTGCCAGCCATTCACGGTAAACCCTCTCTGAAAGAAATACCCCTTTTCCGCTGACAACATACACTTCGCCCTGGCTCACCAGCATCTTCAGGTACCGGCGAATGGAATCATGTGAAGCATATGTTGCCGATGCCAGTTGTGGCATTGTCATACGCCCGTTTTTACGCACAAGGTCAACGATATGACGCTGTAATCTTTCCCGCTGTTCTTCGGTATAAATAGTCCCCATAAACTCTCCTGAGAAAATAACTTCATAACCTCAAATCAACACTTACCCCCTGAAGCCCGGCGGAATTTCGGTATCCGGTTCAGAAATGTGATTCACACAACGCTGTACAGGCGAACGCCCCAGACGAATAACCAGCTCATCCCATTTTTCGCGAAGCTTTGACGGGCTCATGACGTTTTTTACCCAGAAGGGATCCCGCTGCACCCGACCAAACATTTCGCAAATTTGTCTGTGAGTTCTGCCATCCAGCATCCGCATTGTGCGCACATCATTGGCCCATGCAGTCCAGTTGGGTTCTTTCGGTCGCATGATTTCGCCATCATCGCTGGCAGCCTGCTCGTAAAGACTCACGATTCGTCCCCAGATCCACTGCGCACACGCTAAATCTTCCTGGCTGCCCCACTGGCGTTTTTTCGCACTGAACACAACCGCGTCAGGATGTCGGGTCAAAAAATCCTGTTCAGCCGTCTGCATGTCCGGTTGCAAAGCTTCCGGACGAGAAGTGTTTTTATTCTCTGTAGTAATCTCTGTTGTATTCTCTGTAAGATCATCAGGCCATTTTGACCCGATGACATTGTGTCGTTTTGAACCAATGGAGCGTGTCATTTTGGCCTCTTCCATCGTGTCATTTTGACCTGATGGAGCGGCGCATTTTGACCTGATGGATTCGCTCACTTTGCCACCATCTAAAAGCTCGCTCTCGTAATTAATCGTGTAAAAATTAGTCATGTCACGCTTTGATTTGTTGAGCTTTTCGCAACGCAAAAGCCCCAGCGCTTTCAGACTTGCAAATGCGCGTTTTAACGTTGACTCTGACCAGAACGGGAACTGTTCCAGCCATTGTTCTGTTGTGTTATAAATCCAGCGAACACCATCACATTCCATGCCGGAACCGGTATCTCTCAACCAGTAATGCAGCTGCTGCAACACGATGGCTTCGTTCAGACCAATTTTCATCGCCAGCTGCGTGTTAATAACCAGTGGGCGTTCAGCAAAAAGAAGACTCATAATTCCATCCGACTTTTTGTTGATATTGCTGACGATACGCACGCTTGAAAGCAATGGCTTTTTCTATAAGCTCGTCAGTCTCACGTTCCACAACAGCTGGATCCGCAAAAAGCAGCCCGGACTCCACCACATCGCCATATTCTTTGTTTAACCCGGCGATCATGTACGTAATGCTTTTTCCGTCAGTAATTTCACAATACAACCTGAAATCGCTGATCCGGATAGCCTCCATAATTGCCGGAATCAGCGCCGTGAATTTTTCACGCTTATCCCTGGTGTCGATAGCTTTCCAGCGTTCGAATATCTTCACCCTGTTAACGCCCAGCGCCCGTTGATCAACCGCGCCATCATCAAACGTGACGCGATGAACATCGATGTTCGGGCGTTCTTTCAGAGCCCAGAATGCTTCCGTGATTAATATCGTCGCCTGCTCCTGCGTCATTCCTGGTCGGCATACCCAGGCATCCAGAGCCTCGCGAGCCTGCTCAGGAGTGAATATCATTGTTCACCGCCAGTGATTCATTCGACATACACTTATTTTCACAAGGTAGTCCATCTGTTGGGTTGGGATAAATGTCAGGGCGAAGTTCGTGGGGAGTAACTTGCCAGTCAAGAACTCGACTCAATGGAATGACTCGATCTGCTGGTATAACCCCAGTGAAGTTGAGCCATCCACTTACAGCCTGAGACTTAACTCCTAGATGTTTAGCAATTTCTGATTGATTCATGATTTTCGTAATCTTGCTTTTCAAAACGTGACTCATTTACACCTCCATATTGAAAGAATTTCTACATCAAAAAAGATTTTCTTTCAATAGCAACATTAAAACAATTCCAATGCCATATGAAAGCAAAGCTTGTAAAATGACTAAATGGACAACGTAAAACACCCAAATCTTGTTTACCGCCTAAAGCTGTTGCAGGACGAAAAAAACTGGAACTTATCCGACATAGCCAAGCACGCGATGGTATCTCCGCAAGCCGTCCAGCAATGGGCTAAAGGTAAATCTCTTCCCAGAGGGCAAGGGCTAAAACGCCTAGCCGCGGCAGCAGGTAAAGCAGAACACTGGTTTTTCATGTCACCAGATTCAACAGCACAGGGGGAGCTTCATGCTGAGACTTTTTCCGGACGAGAACTGGATGACAATGAAAAGCTTTTGCTTTCACTTTTCAATCAGTTACCGGAAACAGAAAAACTACGCTTGCTTATTTCTATTAAATCTCAGATAGAAGAACTGGAGCAACTCAAAGGCGATGTCTTGAGCATGATTCAGTCCCACCAGAAATAATTCCTAAGCACAGTCTCCTCATATCTATCTAAGCAGTCATACGGCTGCTTTCAGCATTTCTTTCAATCAACACTTGACAATGAAAGTAATTATTGTAAAGTAATTCCATCAACGAACCGCATCGTTGTCAGGCTAAAGTTCCGCTACCCCGGCGTTAAGGGGAAATGAGGTCAACATGGATACTATCGATCTTGGCAACAACGAATCTCTGGTGTGTGGCGTGTTTCCCAACCAGGACGGCACATTCACCGCGACGACGTATACCAAAAGCAAAACGTTTAAAACCGAATCTGGCGCGCGTCGCTGGCTGGAAAGAAATTCAGGTGAGTGATATGGATTTCGACGCAATCATGGAAAAGGCTTACGAAGAATACTTCGAAGGCCTTGCCGAAGGCGAAGAAGCTCTCAGCTTCAGTGAGTTTAAACAGGCGCTTTCCAGCTCGGCAAAATCTAACGGCTGATAAGCGAAGCAGCACCGCGAGGAATCAGTATGCAGAAACGAGAACCCGTCATCATCGCGCCAGACTATACCGATGATGAACTTTATGAGTGGATGCGCCAGAAAATTAATGCAGCGCAGGATCTGAAATGGGCCAATGAAGCCAGGGCTAAGCAGGCTGAAAATCTGTCCGCTCTGGAAAAAGATATAACCAAGCTGGAAAAAGCAGCGGCATTAAGCATTGCCAGAATGATTACATACCCGCGTTAATAGCTAACCAACGAGGCTAATAATGGAATTTAAAGATTTACCTGCAGATTTGCAGGTTATAGCTGCAGACTGTCTTCGTCAAAAATTAGCAGACCTGGATTCAACACAAAAAGAGCCAGCAATCATACTGGCTCAGATCATTAAAGCAGCTTTTATTGAGCTTTATTTTCCTGCTCCAGGCGTTTCGCCTCAGCACGGTAATGGTCAAGCATGTGTGTAAAAAGTTCAGAAAGTTGTGTTTTTCGTACAACTTACCCGCGCGAACAACTTCAAGCACGACTTGTTGTGCTGCTGAGGCAGGTCTCCGCAGGGGGTTAAATTGTTCTGACATTTTATCCTCCATTTGGGTTCTGGGTTAAAAATGGAGACCAACACGCTGCCACGTGTGGTCGTGCGCCGGACACGGGTGAGCATCCGGCACTGACAGTTTACTGAAAGGATATATCCCTGAAAAGTCAGGGCATAACGCGAAAGCGCACGGCGAAGTTCGTCTCACTGTACGGTGTCGTTAAATTTAATTCGACCGTGCGCTTCCGGTTGTGGCACTCCGCGAAATGGCGCGGCGGTAAGTATGGCGAGGCTATCCTTTCCTCGAGATAACACCGGGTTGTCAGGTTGACCATACGCTTAAGTGACAACCCCGCTGCAACAACCCATGTTGATTACCTTTTGGCGGCATCAGTTTCATTGCTGGCTGATGTCCGCCCTTTTTAAAGTGAATTTTGTGATGCGGTGAATGCGGCTCAGCGCACGCGGAACAGTTAAAAAAGTGATCGGTACTCCGTATTTGTTTTATGGAGTTGGTTTCCCTGTATTCCGGCGTTAATTGTTAACTGGTTAACGTCACCTGGAGGCACCAGGCACCGCATCACAAAATTCATTGTTGAGGACGCGATAATGGAAACATTATTACCAAACGTTAATACGTCTGAAGGTTGTTTTGAAATTGGTGTCAGTATCAGTAACCCTGCATTTACTGAAGATGCCATTAATAAGAGAAAACACGAACGGGAGTTATTAAATCAAATATGCATTGTTTCAATGCTGGCCCGTTTACGTCTGATGCAAAAAGGATACTGGCAATGAATACCACATTTGCACTTGTTCTGACGGTTTTTCTTGTTTCCGGCGAACCGGTTGACACGGTTACTGGCGTATACAGCTCAATGAAAGAATGCATGGCTGCCGCAGCGGAACAGAAAATTCCCGGTAACTGTTATCCGGTCGATAAAGTTATTCGCATGGATAATAACGAAGTCCCGGCAGGGCTTTAAACCAGCACCGTAATAAATATCCGGTTTTATTTTTATATGCCAGCAATGGCAGGGACTTGTTCACCCTAAAAATGGTTATGAGGTTTATCAATGAGCGCTGATAAAGAAGAAATTGCACTATATTACGAAGCCAAAAATGACAAAGTCAGAAAACGTCTTGGGATTAAAGGCGGTTTTTACTGGCGCACAGCAAAAAAATTATCGGTTGCAATATCACGCGGTGTTGTCGCAATGGACGATGCCGGATTTGACGAAGAGGATTTTAAAAAACCTGTTCGCGTCCATTTACCCGTTGTGAATGACCTTCCTCCGGAAGGCGTGTTTGATACCGAATTCTGCAACCGATACGAAAAAGGCGGAGAAGATGGTATCACAATGGTACTTATCGCGCCCTCGCCCTCTGTTCAGGATAAACCAGCCAGCACTGACAATACCAACGTCAACGGCGAAGACATGGCTGAGATTGAGGAGAACATGCTCCTGCCGGTTTCCGGTCAGGAACTGCCCATTCGCTGGCTTGCTCAACGTGGCAGCGAAAAACCGGTAACGCACGTTTCACGCGACGAACTCCAGGCATTACACATTGCACGGGCTGAAGAACTACCAGCTGTTACTGCCCTCGCTATTTCGCATAAAACCAGTCTGCTCGATCCACTGGAAATTCGCGATCTCCACAAACTGGTGCGTGATACTGACAAAGTTTTCCCTAATCCTGGCAATTCAGGCCTGGGGCTAATGACTGCTTTTTTCGAAGCATACCTGGGCGCTGACTACACCGATCGCGGTCTGCTGACAAAAGAGTGGATGAAAGGAAATCGTGTTTCTCGTATCACCCGCACGGCTTCCGGCGCTAATGCCGGTGGAGGGAACAAAACCGATCGCAATCCGAATTTAGTACACACCTTCGATACGCTGGATGTGGAGATTGCAGCGGCCACACTTCCGATGGATTTTAATATTTATGAAATTCCGGGCAGCGTTTATCGTCGCGCAAAAGAAGTCGTCCAGAAGAAAGAAAGTCCGTTCAAAGAATGGTCCGCAGCACTTCGCGCAATCCCGGGTATCCTGGATTATTCCCGCGCCGCTATTTTTGCACTTATCCGGAGCGCACACCCTGAGTTTTATCATTACCCGGGACGCCTTCAGGGGTATATCAACGCCTATTTAACGGAGACTGATCACGAGAACCCTACCGAGGAAACTCTCGCTGCTGCACGACATACACCGGAAAAAGATATCCTGGAAGAAGTTAACCGCGAACTGGCTGCTGAACGCGAGACAGAAGAAGAAAAAAATAATGAGGAAAAATCACAACCGTCTGACGCAATGGCAGATGAACAGGCAACGGCTGAAACAATGGAACCGGATACAACTGAACATCGCCAGGACACGCAATCGCTGGATGCTCAGGCACAGATAGATCCAGTTAATCAGGTAAAAGTTACCGCTGACGAAGTAAACAAAATTATGCAGGCAGCCAATATCAGCCAGCCTGACGCCGATAAGTTGCTTGCGGCCTCTCGCGGTGAATTTGTTGCAGGGATTAGCGACCCGAATGATCCGAAATGGGTGAAGGGGATTGAAACCCGCGATTCTGTGAACCAGAACCAGCAAGAAACGGAACAGAACGACCAGAAAGAGGAACAAAACAGCTCAAATGCGTTACAAAACGAGCCAGAAACGAAACAATCCGAACCAGTAGCGCAACAGGAACCGGAAAAAGTCTGCACCGCCTGCGGTCAGAGCGGTGGCGGCAACTGCCCTGATTGTGGCGCGGTGATGGGCGACGCAACATACCAGGAAACATTCAATGAAGAGAATCAGGTTGAAGTTCAGGAAAATGATCCGGAGGAAATGGAAGGCGCTGAACATCCACACAAGGAGAATGCTGGCAGCGCTCAGGACAACGCCAGCGATAGTGAAACTGGCGAGACGGCGGATCCCTTAATTACGGTGAACAGTCATCACGTTATCACATCCACCAGCAGAGTATGGAATCATCTTTCGGTCGACCTTGAAACGATGGGAACAAACCCTGATGCACCAATCAACTCTATTGGCGGTAAATTTTTTGATCCCGAAACCGGAGAGATGGGGCCGGAGTTCAGCAAAACGATTGATGCAAAAACCGGTGGCGGCACTGTCGACATAAGCACAATCGAATGGTGGCTGGTGCAGTCCAGCGAGGTCAGATCTGCAATTTTGGTAAATCAAATCCCATTAGATGATGCGCTGCTGCAATTCAGGGAATTCATCAGCGAGCATTCAGATGAAAAATTCGTGCAGGTATGGGGCAATGGTGCAACTTTCGACAACGCAATTTTACGCCGTTCATATGAACGGCAGGGGATCCCCTGCCCGTGGCGTTACTGCAACGATCGCGACGTGCGCACAATTGTTGAACTGGGAAAAACCATCGGTTTTGATGCCAGAACAGCTATCCCGTTCGAAGGTGTACCCCACAATGCACTGGATGACGCCAATCACCAGGCAAAATACGTTTCAGCAATCTGGCAAAAATTGATCCCGAATCCGGTTGATTTTTAATGTTCAACCCTGATCGCCGCCTCCGAATTATATTGGCGGCGGTCATGCTGTAAGGCACGTGACCACATGTACGAATTAACTCTATCGCCAGCAGAGATTCAAGAGATCACAAGATACGAGCGATACACAAGACAGCAACACCAGCTAAGGCTGCACGGCATCCCGTTTGTAATCGGACCTAAAAACGAACCAATAGTTCTTCGCCGGGATGTTCCGCACGGGCTGACAGCAATGTCGAAAGTATCTGAACTGGTTTCTGCTGAACCCGATTTTGAGGCGCTGAACAATGGGAAGACCAAGAAAAAACAAAAAAGATAATGCACTACCACCGCGTGTTAGATCGAATGGTTACAGTTACGTATGGAAACCCGAAGGAAGCACAAGAACTATAGGGCTCGGAAGAGTGCGGGAAACCAGCGTAGCTAAAGTCTGGCAAAATTATGAGCTGGAAAAAGCAAAACTCCACGACATAATGACCGTCGCTAAATTATGGCACATGTTTATGGACTCCCCTGCATTTACAGAACTGGCCCCCCGAACCCAAAAAGATTATCGGCAACATCAAAGGGCATTGTTGGCAGTATTCGGAAAAGTGCTTGCTGATAATGTAAAAATTGAACAGGTAAGAATTTTCATGGATAAGCGAGGACTTGAGAGCAAGACCCAGGCAAACCATGAACTGGCAAGTCTGAGCCGTGTATACGGATGGGGATATGAGCGTGGGTATGTGAAAAATAATCCATGCAAAGGAGTCAGAAAATTCACACTTAAAGCCCGTACTGTTTACATCACCGATAAACAGTATGCTGCAATATATGCGGAAGCAATTCCACAGTTACGTATTGCAATGGAGATATCCTATCTTTGTGCGGCAAGGCTCGGTGATGTACTCGAGCTGAAATGGCAGGATATTATGGATAAAGGGATTTACATTGAGCAAAACAAGACCGGCACTAAACAAATCAAGGAATGGTCTCCGCGATTACGTACGGCGATCCAGTTAGCCCGAAATGTATCTTCCGGCACATGCGAGTATGTGATCAACACAACCAAAGGCGGGAAGGTAATAGCCAAGACGCTGAACAACTGGTGGAATCAGGCTAAACGTGCAGCCGAGCAAAAAGCCGGCGTTCCGTTTGGGTGCAACTTCCATGACATAAAAGCCAAAGGGATTTCAGATTACGAAGGCAGCAGTCGCGACAAACAAATTTTCAGTGGACACAAAACAGAAAATCAGGTGTTGATTTACGATCGTAAAACCAAAATCACCCCAACACTGGATTTACCGCTTGTGGTCAGTAAGTAG